ATTTCACCGATGGTGTCCTCCCAAGTGTGGCTCATGTCGTCGAGCAAGCCTTGCGCAAACTCCGCCTCTGCTTCCGCCTGCGCCGAGAAGTTGCCGCCGTCGGAGCCGTTGTCTGCCGGCTCGACGCGCCAGTCGACCGCGCGCAGGATCAGGGCGATGGCCTGCAACACCGCGGAGACGATCGGATCGTCCCCCATGGTGCGATAGACCTTCTGGGCCTTGTCGCCATAAAGCTCTGGCAGATACTCCTCGAACAAGAGGCCGGAGAACGCCTTGAGACCGGAGACGCCGACCTGATCGAAGGCCTTGGCCTCGGCATTGCCGCGCAGCACGTTGTCGGGCGTGGGCTCCGGCACGCCGGGCGGCGCCGTCTTGTCGCCGCCGGCTACGTTGGTTGACTGCGTCGGGCTGTCGGCCATGGTCGGTTACCAGAGGGTTGGAGCGGGTTTCGGCACGCTTGAGATGCCGCCGATGTCATCATCGACCACCACAGAGCTTAATTCCGTTAACGCCCACACCAGCGCATCCATCCGGTCCGGCGAGTAGCCCTGCTTTTTCCGGTCAAAGTCGGTGGTCATCTGGCACATTTGATCCTCAAGCCGGGCGAACATGCCTACGTGATGGACCTTTTTCTTTTCGTAAAGCGCGCTGATCGGCTCCGCCCGGATGGCCTTGCCACGCGATGCCCAGACCATCCGGTACGGGACGTTCTCCTCGACGTTGCGCACGGTCGCCTCGACCATGTCGCCGCCATTGTTGGCCTCGCCGACGATCCGATCGCCACCGCGCGCATGGAAGAGCGCGACCGCTTCCTTGGCCCACTCGGCCGGCTTGTAGACGTCGGAGCGATCCTCGAACACGTAAAACTCGTCATTGACGCCCTTGCCGGCACAGACGATCCCGGTCTCGTCGGAGTCCTCGTTCGTCGACGTCGCCGGGTCGATCGCGACCACCACGCGCACAAGCTGCGGCACCTCATGCGGCTTGCAGCGCGTCTGCTCGATGTTGGCGCGCGACCAGAGCGCGCCGGGCGCATCGTCGATGATTTCGGCGCCCAACTCCTGCCGGCCGAGCCGCGTGCCCTCGTACTTGTCGACCACGCGCTTGATGAATTTCTCGGACAGGTTCGCGCGGTTCTCGGTGGTGATGCCGTGCGTCATCACCGTGGTTGGTTCGGCGAGGATGTCTTTGAGCAGCTTCAGCGGTCGCGGCGTAGTCGTGATCACCGATCGCGGCGTCTCGCCGAGACGTAGGCCGAATTGCAATTGATCCCATGCATCGACCGCGTACTGCCACTTCGCAAGCTCATCAGCCCACGCTGCGCCGTGCTGCGGACCGCGCAACTGATCGGGCTCGGTGCCGTTGTAGAGCGTGCAGACGACGCCGTTCGGGAACGTCACCGATCGATTGGATTGAACGTAGGTCGGGCGCTGATCGCGCGAGCAGACTTGCAGGATGCCGGATGCTTCAGCCGGGCCGCGGCCGTAGCCCACCATGACGTCACGCGCATCGGCCGCGGTCTCTGCGACCAGCGCGATATGGCCGACCGTGCCGCCCATGAGTGGCGTTGATCCCTTGGGATAGGCGACACCGCGCACCCATTCGGCGCCGGAGCGGGTCTTGCCGAAGCCGCGGCCGGCGATGATCGCCCATGTCAGCCAGTCACCGGGTGGCGCAAGCTGATTGCGCCGCGCCCAGAATGACCAGTCACTAAGGAGGACTTCCGCTTCGGTCCTCGATAGCGAGTGGTAAAACTTCCGCATGGCCTCCGGGTTGGATGCCATCTGCTCCGCCAAAGAGGCGTTTGGCGATAGCTTCAAGCTGGGCCGCCACTCGTTGACGGGCGTCCGCGAGTTCGAGGTTCGCGCCATGTGTCGGGTCTACCACCTTCCGCTTGTCCGGATCGCGCGACATGCCGAGCCGGTTGACGGCGAGGAACTGCGCCTGATGCACGCCGGCACCGTTCATCATCATCGCCTGTTTCATCATCCGCGAGCGCAGCCGCACGTTGCCGGTGGCGATCCCGGCGTCGATGATCGCGGCGACCTTCCTGTCATCTGCCAGCCGGCGGAATAACGTCGACGCCGAGGCGCCCTTGACGCCCATGCCGGAGAGGATTTGCGAGATTTCCTCGATCGAGCAGCCGAAGGATGCCAGCCGGGCAATCGTTTTTAGCTGGGCAGCCGTCAGCTTGATCCTCGATCGGCCGATCTTGGTCGGCTTTCGCCTCTTCTTTTTTGCAGTTTTCCCCATGCGGCGCCCTGGCGTGCTACGACTTGGTGACGTATATTAAGAACATTAACGGTTAAGGAATGTGGAACGATGTTCACGGCAGAGCAAAAGCGCGAGGCGATCGAGCGCGAGATCAAGTATCGACGGCGCGTGTACGCGCGCCGTGTCGACGAAGGCAAGATGACGAAGACGCTGGCCGATTACCAGATTGGCGTCTTCGAGGCGATCATGGCGGACTATGCTGAGGCTGAGAAGAGCGAGAAATTGATTTGAAGGTCGACATGTCGCCCATGACGATCCATCGCGGCGAGACGGTCGAGATCGGCAACGTCTACGCCTGCAACCGATCGCCGGCGTTCAAAGACTTCCGGATCGTGGTCGGCAAGGCAGCGACCGATGGCTCCGGCCGCATCCCGTGGAACAACGCGATCATGATCCATGTCAACGCGAGCGGCGACGTGGTCGGATGCTCGCGCCAGCCCATCGACTACGTGAAGAACAAGTGGGACCCTGATCGGCAGGGTGAAGGAGATGCCGAGGATGAAGATCGAGTGGCTACGTGAGGAGGCAACGAGGAGGGTGAAGAAAAAATGAGTGCTGACATTGTAGATGCGCTACGCGAGCGCGCGAAGGCTGCGAAGGAAGAGCGCACCGGCACGGCGGACGGCGACGCTTATCATTTTGAAAGGGCTGCCGATGAAATCGAGCGACTACGCGAGCGCCTTGGTGATCTACTCGCCGACGTTTGCTCGCATGCTGCCATTGACGAGGCGATGCAAGATGCGTGGAACGACATCTGCACGGATACCGGTTGCCATCCGCTCGATATTGAGCATGGACGTGGCAAGCAACTCACATTCAAACCGAACCATTGGGCTAATCAGGTAGCCAAGCGGCTATTTGTCAGGGCACTTAGACGGCGGCTTGAAACGTTGCCCGCCGCCCTCACCCACCCCGCCCCGGCTGCGCCAAAGCTTGGCGATCCTCACCCGCATTGGTCGGCCGAAACCAAGAACGAAAACTATCCCAAGACGGTCGAGGAATGGGACCCGCGCAAGGACCCGGTTGGTCAGCATTTGACGAGGGCCGTAGCGCGGTTGCGTATATCGATCGACCGAGATGACCCTCGCGCGCCAGACGAGATGGCTTTGGTATCTCGCTGGGACCTGATGACGCTGATTTATGATTGGTGGCACAAATGTGCCGTGTTCGACATTTGGCGAGCCGAGCGCGACAAGGCCAAGGCCACGGCTGCGCAGCAGAATGAGCCGGTGGCGTGGCGCGAAGAACAGATGGGTCCGCCTCTCTACGCCGCTCCGTCCACCCCCTCAACGCCTCCGGGAATGCGGGAGGCGTTCCAAGCGCGCGTGCATCCGTGGCTGATGGCCTGTTTCGGTCCCGATATTTCGGCTGATAAGATTGAGCGGAATTACCGCTTCATCGAGGAAGCTTTGGAGCTTGTGCAGGCGTGCGGCTGCACCCAGAGCGACGCGCATCAGCTCGTTGATTATGTCTACGGCCGACCGGACGGCGACATCAATCATGAGGTCGGCGGCGTCATGGTCACGCTCGCTGCGCTCTGCCTAGCCAACGGTTTCGACATGCATGCGGCCGGGGAGACTGAGCTTGTCCGCATCTGGGGCAAGATCGAAGCGATCCGCGCGAAGCAAGCGGCTAAGCCGCGCCATTCGCCCTTACCGGGCATCCCACCATCCCCCGAGCCTGCGGCGTCTCCGGAGGACGATCGTCATGGCTAAGCGTTGGAGATTGATCGGGATCGACTTCCATCGTCGCTGGCGCACGGGCTACACGCGCCTCGACATGACTGGCGATAGCCTGTTGAGCCACCACGGATTCTACAGTCTGGAATGGGCGCGCGGGGTATTTCTGAGTTACTACCGCGACGCTCGCCGCGCCCACTTTGCGCCTTCGACATCGCCATCGAGACAGGGAGAGAACCACCGCGACGAAAAAGACAAAACGTCGCAGGCCTCACTTCTATAATCACCTAGCAATTCGCTGTGTGACGCGCGCTTTTGAGCGCGCTCAACTGCGGCGATTCCATCATTTCGATTTTTTTGAAGTCGCGTTTTGAGCGAATCGCTGCGGCTTCACACTGTCTGACCACATCGCTTCGGTCGGCGCGATTCTCATTCATGTTAAAATGCTCGCGTCGGTTGGGATTGGCTCAACCGGGCTGTTTGAAATCGTGAGGATCAATATGAGCGACAATGCAAAGCGCGAGCCCACGCGCATGGAAAAGATCAAGCGCCGATACCTGCAATGCGAACTGAGCTACGAGTCGGCGCTCGGCATGTTGGAGGCGCTCGGCATGTGGGCATCAGATGCCGATGACTACCTGTCCCAGAAGGATGATATCCGTGCCGAAGTGAGGCGCTGAAAAAATGAGACGCGAAGACGCCATCAAAAAGCTCGGCAAGCTCCTCGGCAAATCACTCGGCTATCGAGTTGACCCGAAGGCGCCGGACGCCGACGAAAGAGAGGAGGCGCTGATTAAACTCCGCGCCGCCACTGCAACGCGCAACGATCTCAAAACCAAGATGGAAGCCCGGCGATCGGTGATCCTAGAAGCTGATGCCGAGTATCGATCGCTGCTAGATGATTGGAAGGCCGCGAGCGAAGCCGCAAACCGGCTAATGTCGCTGACCAACCACTACCGGTTCACGGTCGGAACGTCGAACGGCATGTTCTTCGTCATCAAGGCGCAAGGCGATAGTTGGGAAGAGGTGATCGCCAAGCTGAAGGCGGAACGATTGCCGTCTTGAGCAGTTGAGATGACAGGCCCCAAGGCTAGACGCAATGACTATCCCCGCTTCACGGCGGGGATTTTTTTATGCGATGCCGAGATTGGCGATGCGGTTGACGATGTCGGATTGATAGTCGGCCTCGCTCTCGATCAGGATCGCGCGAAAGCCTTCGTGATGCGCGGCTTCGCCGAGCGTGCCGGTCCCGGCGAACGGGTCGAGCACGACGCCACCGGGCGGAATGATCAGGCGCGCGAGGTAGCGGATCAGTGCGACCGGCTTCACGGTCGGATGTTTCGAGCCGGCGCGGTCGCGCTTGCTGGCCTTGGCGTGATAGAAGAAGCGGGCGGCGCTGCCGTCATCGCCATAGCTCGCGGACTGCTGCATCTCGCCATAGTTGGCGTGATAACCGGTGCCAGCTTTCTTGCCGTTGCTGATCGCGCCTTTCGCGCGCGGAAACCCCGCCAGCACTTCCTCGCTGCCGTCATGGATGACGTTGGCAGGGAAGCGGCCTAATTCGCTGCCGCCGATAACGCCGCCCTGCATTCCATAACCGTCCGTGCGATCGCGCTTTCCGTTTCCCGTACTGCGCAACACGCCCGGACCTTCCACCCGACACCCGTCGATATTCAGCGCACCCGTGCGCCACTTCAAGACATTCGCGGCAACTGTGCCCTCCGACAGAGGTTTCCGCGCCAGACAGATCGGTTCGTTGGCTGGTTTGAGCGAGGTACCCCAGCCGTCCCATTGCCGCGCGGCATCGGTGGCAGGCGCGGTGATATCGCGGCAATGGCCGGAGACAATGCCGCCATGATAACCGGCGCTGATGCCGCGCCCGAGAGTGCGACCAGAGAACTCGGCGGTGTTGCCGACAACCTCGCGCTCCGCACCCGCCGCCTTGTCGATCGCCTTGCTGACATCCATCGACTTCGGGAAGCCCGAGCCATAGAGCCACTGCACCTGATCGCGGATTTCGAACCCGGCATCTTCGATGGCGCAGGCCATGCGGTGATAGGTGCGCGTGCCGCCGAACGCCAATAGATGCGCGCCGGGCTTGAGCACGCGCAGCACGTCGCGCCAGAACGCCACGTCGTGAACGATCTCGCCCGTGTCCCAGCGCTTGCCCATAAAGTCGAGTGCATAAGGAGGATCGGTCACGCAGCCGTCGACGGAATTGTCGGGCAGCGTCTTGATCAGATCGCGGCTATCGCCGCGCAATAGCGTGATGCTCATGCGCCGGTCTTGATCGTGCGCACCTCGCCGGCGCCCTTGAAGTCGACGTCGGCAACCATCTGCATGGTCAGCGTCGTGAGTTTACCGGCGCGAACGCGAAGATTGAAGCCGGACACGACACCGCTCAAGTCGACGCCGTCGACCTTGACCGTGCCGCGCCCGCCGATGTCGACGCTGATCTCGATCTTGGGCATCGTCAGGCGGCGCTCGTTTCCACCAACTGCACCTTGATCGCCTTGGTGCCGTTGCCCTTGTCTGTCTTCGCGATCTCGTATGAGACATGCTGGCGTGGATCGAGGCGAAGGAGGCCGCGCGTCAAGTCCGAGGAATGAACGAAGATTTCCGGACCGCCATTGTCCGGCATGATGAAACCAAAGCCGCGCTGCTCTGCAAAAAATTTAACGACGCCTGTTTCGCGCGCCATCGCGCACAACCTCCGAAATGGCTGGGGCGGATGAACCGACGCCGCCCCGATCGCCAGCGCTGCGATCCTTCAGGCGAGTCATACCGGGTGCGTGACTACCCGACAGCGCCGCGCCTGTTTGAACCTGATCGAGCGGCGGGTTGAGGAGCGCCGTCGACGGCAGGATCGCTTGGTATGCTCGGGGCCGCCACGTTACCCCGCTAGTGTTCGGCGCTATGAAGGCGACCGGGCCTGTCCGAAACCCGGCCGCGCGACAATCTTGTTCCGGTGATCTTAAGCGAGCGTTACAGCGAAGTTTCATTGCCGGAGCCGGCGGCATCGCTGCCGGCGGGCGCATCGGGGTCTTGCTGCACGGCCGCCGTGTCGGCCTGCGCCGGCGCATCGATCGACGTCTCGCTGATGGTGAACTGGTTGTTCGTCCCGTGGTGCAGGACAAAGTAGTGCTCGCCGCTCGGATTGGGCGAACCGCCATAGTTGCCTTCCACCACGACGGTCTCGTCGACGGAGCCGTCCGGGCGAGTGTGAACCACGGTCGCGCGATAGGGGCCGTTGACGTGGACTCGAACTGAGGTGGTCATGTTAATTTTTGCCTTTCGGTTGGAGCGTCGAGATATGGCACCGGCTCTCGCCTTCATCGTGAACCGGGCCCCACTTACCTCTCCCCAGCGGGGAGAGGTCGAATTGCGAAGCAACGGTGTTCTTCGAAGGGGCGGCCCTATAACCGCCCACGGGGGGACTTGCGGTCCGTACCCAGTGCCTCGCTCTCGCTGTGTATGACGGGAACTACTGCTCTAAATCCCAGATGGCGCCGGCGTCTAAGAGCCGGTCGCCGGCGCCGCCGGAGGGGCTGCATCAGCCGCGGGCGGTGCCGGCGGAGCAACCGCGTTCGCCATCGCCGCGCTCTCGGTGGCGATCTGCTGGGCCGCGGCCGAGATGCCGCTCGATGCCTGACTGATCGCGTCGATCGCGCGGGCGACGTCCGGGTCGCTTGAGGGTGGCTGCGCGGTTGAGGCGGCCAGCGCGGCCTGCAACGCCGAAAGCATGCCCTGCACCTTGGTATCGTGGTCGGCAAGATTGCTCGACAAGGTCTGCACCGCACCGTTCAAGCCGGTGACGGCATCCACTAACGCCTGCGTCATAGTCTCGATCCTCCAACACGTTTTCAGCAACTCGGCGATCCCGGCTGCTAGAGCCCGTGCATGCTCTTTGTCGGTGGCTGTGTGGTCGAGAACAGCGGCGAGCATGTCCTCGAACCTGTTGTGGCGTGGCGCGTCATGGCGATGATCGCCGAGGTGATGCTCGCTCATGCTCTGCCGCTCCGGTCGATCGTGATCAGCACCGGCTCGATCGTGGCCATGCCCCGGTAGATCGCGCGCTCGGTGAAGCGTCGCTTGATCCATTCGTCGGTATCCCCGCGAAAGACGGGCGAGCCGTCGATGGCCATCAGCCAGTTCACCATGGCGCCGCGCTCGGTTTCGCTGACGGTCAGAACGAGCAATTCGCCCGTGTATTTGATAGCCGCAAATCCGTGCGCCATTATGTCACCACCACCAAAAACCGCGGCTCGATCTGCTCAAGCGTCTTGAGGCCATCCCAAATGACGTAGCTCCACCGGCTGACTTTGCAGACGGTGCCAATCCGCTCATTCCACGGCACCCGGTAAGGCCGGCTGTTCTGCGGCCCGGCCGCCATCCGGCCCTTGGCGGCGCGCGGTGCAAGCCGGACGCGGTCGCCGATCTTGTGAGGGTTTCCCATGCCATCAGCGTGGCCGATCAGTGGTTGTCATGCGATGAACAACCCGAACATCACGATCAGGAACACGACGAAGACGAGCGCGGCGATGACGCCGAAGTCGCCGGGCTTGAGTAAGGCCTCAGTCTCGTCAACCTCGCGCCGGCGGCGGTGATAGGTCATGGAATATCCCCGCCAATGCGAACCTCCGCTTGGGTAACCCAGTTCGGCGTCTGCTTGCGCGCCGCAGCGGCAATGTCGTTAACGTTTTGCAGGAAGTTGGTCAGCAGCGCCAAGCCGGCCTGCAACGCCTTGGCGTCATCGTTTTTGGTCATTGCGAGCCGCAGCGCGGCGACGGCATCCACGATCTCTTCGTTCGTCATGGATCAATCCAAGGGTGGGAAAAACAGCCAGACGACGGCGCCGCCCAGCACAAAGCCGATCGCAAAGGCCACGATGACCCCGGTCATCTGACCACCGCCAGAACCATCAGGATCACCAGCGCGACGAATGAGATGCCGGCCACCGTCAGGAATGCCCGTTCCAGCATGGCGAGGCGCTCATGCTCCTCGCTATGAAGCCGCTGGCATGGCCGGCGCTCCTCGCGCTCGACCACGATCAGATAGCCGCCGAAGGGGATTTCAAACAGGCGTGGCGCGGCTCTGGTCGCCGGCGCTGCATCGGCATGGCCGTTGCCAACGATGCCGCCGCTTGGGGCTGGAAAGCGGTCCACAGGCCGAATGGGAGGGGGATTTCGACCAGCGCGCATCGCGCCACCGATCCGCGCAAGGATTACTCTTGCTTCCATCTGTACGCAGCCTCCGCCTCACGCGCGCGAATCGCACCCAGAGGGTTGAGCGCAATTTCCGCCCGCGCACACTGTTCCCCTAATTGCTAACAGCGGGTTACTACGCCAAGATGTCGCTATCAATTTTGGGTGGACGGCTTTCGCTGATGATCCACAACATTCGTCCAGTTGGCTCGCAATGGGTTGTTTGTGCGAGGTGTTGAGGTGGACGATTTTGCGAGGGAGAGACCGCGCCTCAAGCGCGCGTCTCGTTTCCGGGGTCGCAGACAGAGTCTTCACCAAAGGCCGGAGAACTCTGAGTGCCCGGGGTCGGCGCTCGCGTGTAGCGCTCGCCCGCCCCTCCCTTGCAGTCGTTTGCGTGATGGAGGAGCGCGCGCGAATGCGATCAGGTAGTGGAAAGGGAGTCAAGGGCCACCCCACACGCAGAAGCTTCATCAGGGCATTTTATTGGTTTGATTTCAACGACATGACATTATTAAGTGACAGCTTTTTTTTGAAAAAGTGACAGAAAAAAAGTGACAGGCAAAAAGTTGTCACTTTTTTCGGGGTCCGCCTGTAGCAGCAAAGGGTTCCAAGGCACCCCCGGAATAAATACCTATGTCACGGCCGTTTCGGACCTATCGTTAAGGTTTGCGCCACTTTGTTTCGTGAGTCGGGGTACCGAAGGGCGCGGTGGTGCGTTTGTAAGGCTCATGTCATCGCTTCCCGCCTTCGTGATCCCACTTTCAATTCGAGATTGATTGCACGTCGCGATGGCGTGCGTCAGGGTGACGGTTTCCGCCGGGCTGGCGATCCATCAACGACGAGGGGAAGTCCAACATGACGGAAGGTATCTCGCGCCGCTCGCTTCTGGCGCGCGCGGCAGCATTGCTCATTGCGACGCCGGCAGTCGCTCGTTCAATTAACCAGTTTAACGAGACCGCGCAGGTCGAGCCGATCGAGCCATTGGAGCGCTACAACGGGCTCGGCTATGTCACGGCCTATGACAGCCACGGCGAGCCGATCGGGCTGATGGACGTCGAGGATGCCGTCCGGGCGGTCAGGGACGTGATGTTCGTCCCCGCGGCAATGCTGGCGCCGGCGCGCTCCATCGTGCTCTATCCGGCCCCGTTGCCCGGCAGGGAGCCTGTTATGCTGGTTGCCGCCAAACCATCGCCGTGACGCCCGTCGGGATGCTGCTGCGGCTCGCCGCCTTCTGGGTGATCGTCTTCACGATGCTGTTCGGCGCCCATGCCATCGCCACCTGTAGCCGATTGGCTTGATGAAGCCTCGCGGCCGGCATCAGCACATTGTCCGGCGATCCACCGGGCATAGAACACCGACCACGGCTCGCGCGTCTC